ATCATGTGTGCTCCAACAAAAACACCCGCCGGAGCGGGTGCTTAATCACACCCCATTGAGGGTGTCTACAACTAATTATGCTGCATCGAGCGAGAACGTGTAAGTCACGTTCAAGGTATCACCCGAAACCACACTCCGATCCCCCGGAGACTGAAAGTCTGCCGCCGAGAACAACGTTCCAGTCGTGCCACCCTTGGTGTTGTTCGAGATCAAAAACGCGCCGCCAATTGTAGCCGTGGCATTAATACTGAACGAGGCTGGAGATGCCGAGTTAGTAATCACCGAAGGGTCAGCCGTGGTTGCCGTACCGAACGTGCATGCGGGACGATTGGCATTACTGTAACCTGTCTCTTCGGTCCAGCCCGCATGGGATGATGCCGTGTCGCCTGCTGCTGGAGTATTGGACGCCGCTGCACCATAAAGACCGATGTACCACGCCGTGATTTGGGTGCCACTAGCGAAATAAACGGCGTTCATGGACTGAAGCCCAACGTTCACCACCAGATTCTTGGACTCAGCTTCCCACTTCAGGTTGCCATCTTTGTCGAGGCACTGAATATGGAAGACACCGCCGCCCTTGACGGACTCGGTGGGCTTAATATCACGAACGACCGCAGCAGATACCTGATCGGTCGATTTTGCGTTTTCACGAGACATTTGTAACTCCTCTATCCGATTCGGATAACTGCATCAGTTGGATTGTTTGGCGGGAATTGGATCTGAAAGTTTCCGCTAGAAACAGTTTTGATCTCGCCAAACTCATAGACCGCAACCGCTCTATTGGCCTTACTGCTATTGTAAATTAGCGCCCCTCTGGCACTAAAGTTACCCGCTACCCATGTCGTATTGGAAAACGTTACAAATGCTATGCCTTGCGACAGAGTAACGGATGCACCAGTCAGCGTATTCCCGCCTGCTGTATAGCCTGACCCGGACGCTTCATCTGATGTTGTGTAAACGGTGGTCGTGGGTCCAAGCGTGGCTGAATTGGTATACAGCGCAATCTTGAATGTGTCTGTCAGGAAGTCGTGGATGCCCTTTAGGAGTTCTTCCTTAAAACTGTTGCACATCCCGGCGGTCAACATTATTTGACCTCCACGATCACCTGACCGTCTCTATAGGCATCCATCCGCTGTTTGCCATCACCCAACTGTTTCAACAGAATCATTGATTGGGTGTATAGGTTGTCATACAGCTTGACTGTCTCAGGCTCACCCTTAATAAATCGAATAGCCTGAAGCAATGTGCCGTTTAACAGTGCTGAATCAAAATTATCGCCTAACCATGTTGTCGTGGCGGTAACAATTGATTCTGGGTAATAGTAATAATGAAGCTCTACCCAATATGCCTGATCCGGGGTTGGGCCGACAATAAATGTTAGCTCGTTGGATATTGCCGTTGCAGGACCGAAAATGGCATAGTGCTTTGGAACGCCTGTGCTGTTCGGGGCCGGATAAGCCTGCCGAATAAAATTCACATCTTTGTTTAAAAGATACGAATATGTGCCGGTGTCTAAGTCTCCGCCCGTTACCCCGGTGACCACAGCCAATGAATACACGGACAGAAAATCCCCGGGTGCCGACAAATACTTATTATTTGCCGACAACTGGGCCTTCTGATTCTTACGCAGCGTGGCAAGCTGAACAGTGTTATAGATTAACTGTTCGGCCTGCTTGATCAGCGTATTAAGATCCGCATCCGGGATGTTTACCTCAATGGTATCCCGGACAGCGGTCTTGAGTTCCGTGTAATTCACGCCATCGGTCCCCGAGACATGATGCCCTTAGTGGCTGCGCCGCCTCCACGCATCTTAATTCCGGTGGTTTTGGCGTCCGGGCTGTACCCGTTACGATTAATGTTCCCTACCGACATCTCAACGCTTTTTGCGCCAGTAGGCTCTGCATCATAGCCATTGCCCAATTTAACTCCGGGCTTGCCATCCATCGTGTGGGGTTGGGCATAAACCTCTGCCGACCCAACCTCTTTGCCGCCCATCTTCATGCTGAACCTAGGCATCTCAGCCTCCGCGTTTGTAGGTGAACGAAGGAACCTTCTGATTGGCAACCTTCGCCAGATTACGTCCAAGCTGGCGCATCTGAAGATTGGTCTTGCCACCCTTAGCCAACTTTGTCAGCGGCTTGCCCGGATGCATGGCCTTCTCATGCTTGTGAACTGCTTCTTTGACCTTCATGATTGTTCCTAGCTGATGTTAACAGTCAAAACGCCGATATTGCCCGCAAGCTGCTGCCCCACAATTGGTACTATTTGAGCCCTGCTCTGCGGATACCCTGTGAAATCTGGTCTTGGATTACGGATGGCCTGTGGGTCTTCGACCGGGAAATTGCCTAATTTTAACTGCGGTTGACTGGGTTCCCAACAGGTTGGGCACACCAACATATTAATGGGTGTGTTTTTGATGATGAGTTCTTTGAGCAGCCCAAGTTTATACCGAAACCCGCATCGGTCACACTCCGCAAGAGCATTATCTCTTTTGGCAAACTTATTACTCATGACCTAAGCCCAAATACCCTAGGCACAAACCGCACAGAAGCCTTTTCCCGGTCCTCACCCGCAGCAAGATTGAACTGCTCGTCATAATCCTTTTTAAGGATTTCCAGCCTCTGAGCCAGAGATGGCGTCTTTAATGCAATTTGATATGCCAGCCCAGCAGCTATTGCAGGTAGGAATCGAAATGGTGCGTCCGGGGTATTGACACCCGTACCTGCGTCTTGGATTCTGCGGAGACGATAATAGGCGAGGGTGTAGGTGGTCGATCCGTCAGGTACCGGCCAAAGAGTAAACCGGGGTTGATCCCTGAGACGCTCGACGAAGATCTGAATGGGTCGTCCTTGGGTAAGCTTGGTCGGAATGGACGAATACGTTGAAACGCTGATCCGAGAGATCGTAAGGTCCGACTGAAGCGTTGGATTGCCTGCATTGGTCCGGATGACATGCTCAATGATATCAATCGTGTCTGTTGGGAGATTGTAGGTTGCCACTCCCTGCGTTAGAACTTGAGTGCCAGATTCGAGAGTCCAAAGGTTAATCCCTCTGTTGGCAAACTCAATGGTCAGCAGATTCATAGACCGCGCTGCGGTCCGCAAATCATATCCTGACCGCATCTCCCGGCCAGCCCGCTCCCACGCCTCTTCAGCGAGCTCCGTGAAGTCCAGATTGAAGGCGGTAGTGCCGGAGGTTGCCATTATCGATACCTTGCGGTTTTACGAGCAATTGTCTTGGGCTGCTTCACAAACTGCTTCCCGGCGGCTTTGCCTGCTCGTTTTGCTCGGGTGGTTGCGGCGTATTCTTGGGGGGAAAGAGCTTTGATCGCAGCTTCTGGAAGATATCTTTCACCCGTGTCAGAAGATCGTTTACCACTTTTGGTTCTCCATTTCTGATCGGTCCAGTCTTTAAGGCTTTGCTGAGATGATTTCATATCAAAACCCAGCCACCTTTAGAGTAGTTTTGCGGCATTTGAACTTTATCACCTCTTAGACTTTTTAGCGCCTCTTCAGCTTCAGCCGCGTTACGCCTACGCTGGTCAATCCAATCTTGCTCACCTCGACTAACTTCTCTAGGTGTGGCAACAAACGGAGTAACCATCTCACCCACTGCTTCTCTCAACGGCCCGTAATCACCTTGGGTCGCAGATTTAGCTGCGCCAGCCAACCCTGCAATCCCAGCAGCCGCCCCAGCTTTACCAGCCAATCTGGCTGGCTTGGGCCAAACTTCGGTAATTTTGTTGCCAAAATGAACACCCCTACCAGAATCCCCAATCGGGCTTTCACTTCTATAAATCTCTACCGGATGCAATCCAACTTCTGGAGAGGTCTTATACGGTACGGTAGCGATAGCCGTGCCCGCTTTTCTAGGTCCGTAGTCTTCTAACAGCTCTAGCTTGGCGTATCCTGTTGGCTTGCCATCTTTGAATATAGGAACAAAGCGGGTCGCCATGTCCGGGTTTTGAAAATACGCTAACTGAGGCAAGTCTTGCGGGGTAACAAAAACAGTTTTGCCAGAGCGCGGTTGTAGCCCGGTAGTTGTATCTCGGTGATTACTCCCGCTCCTATTGCGAGTAGTAGTGGCGTTTGCATGATGGGCATAAGTGGAACCGCGCTCAGTTTTAAAAACCGAATTTACGTCTGGTAAATTAAGTAACGGTTCATAGTCCATCGCGCAATCTCATTTATATCCGCCGCCCTTAGCTTTGTATTGCTTTGCCAAAAGCTGGGCCTTTCTCGCGGACCAATCCCCTGCTCCGGTGCCCTGAACAGCCTGACCCTTGATCTTGTTGAACAAGGCTTTACGCATCCCGGGTTTGGTGTAGTTTCCCGCTTCGTTTACACGAGAAACCTGTCCGCCTTCTGCATACTCATAAAAAGCGGTGTCATCCCGGCGCTGTTTCCGCTTGGGTTTAGGCATCTTGTTGGGCGAGATTGCGCCCATGCCTCTAGACGCCATCATACGAACTTGCCTTTGGTCTTGCCGCGCTGGGCGCAACCATCTGCCCGTTTAGACGCCGAACTCACAGACCCACCTTCTTTCATGTAGGTCATGTTTTGATAGGCATCATAGTTACGGGCTGGCATCGGCACCTTATCAAGCTCTTCCTGCCCAAGCTTCATGTCATTGCGGGCCTGATACTTGTAGGTGGGGAGCAGGCGAGCAAGGAAGTCATCGCTGGCTTCGCTGCCCTCCCGAATCATTTTACGACCCCGGTCCAACCGGCGCTGCTCTCGTTCCGTGGGTTTGCGAAATGCATCCATTTAGTACACCTTGCACTTGGTTCGACCGCGTTTAGCAATACCATCCGCACGGGCAGACACTGAACCACCCTGCGCGTACTTCTTGGTTTTGCCACCTTTCTTGAATCCCATGCCTTCGCCAGCCATCCGGATTTCATCAAAATCCTGCGGGGGCGGTGGTTCTCGTTTGGGCGGAGCAGGAGGAGCTTCTCGTTTGGGAGGGGCAGAACGAGGCGATACCCGCGCAGGAGCCTCACCTTCCATCCGCTCAATGTCTTCTCCACGCCGACGAGAAGTGGTGTCCTGCATCCGTTTCCGCACATCCTTCGCAGCTTCCCGGCCTTTCTTAATCGTCTCTTTTGACGATTGGAATGCCTTGGCTGCTTTGGCAATACCCGGAGCAATTGCGGTCATGATGTTTTGAATGTCTCCTGCCCCACCTTGGGTCAGAGCATTCTTAACGCGACTTCCAAATGACTGTTGCCCTGTTTCCGTGGGCGTCATGTCTGGAACATCTGCATATCGCCGAGGCGGAGCGCCTTCCGTCATGGGACGGCGGCGCATCATCCGCTGTGCTTCTTCATCATCAAATACGCCCGCAGTCAACGGTTGCCGACGCAGAATCCTCTGCGCCTCTTCTGCATCCGTACCGCCTGCTCGCCTGCCTCGGTCCACATATTCATCAGTTTCTTGCGCCCGGGCAGCGGCTCCGCGACTTTTCTCAATAACATCTTGCATCGGCGGGCTAATCGACTGTCGCGCACGATCACGAGCCTGTGCATCTCGAATCAACGCGCTCATGTCGTCTTCTGCCCGACGCTTACGCATAAATTCCTTTTGGGCTTCAGTTTCTTCCGTGCCCGAGCCTGCCATTGAGGCGTATCTCAACGCCCGAGCGCGAACATCTTCAGTGATGCCGCCCTCTTGGAATTTGCGGCGTTTCATTTAGCACGCTCCGCCTTTACGCATCACAATTTGTTTGGCCTTGGTCTTGCCTTTGCGGGCAACCCCATCAGCCGCCTTATGCCCTGCCGACAATCCGCCGCTGGCGTAACCGCCCCGCTTCATGCCTTTGGCTTCCGCCATTTCATGTTTGATCATGGACTTCGGGGCACCTTTCTTTTTCATAAAGGCGACTTCCTTAGCCATCATTCCTTTGGACTCTTTCATGTGACCACCTTCAGCAAAACGCCCTTTGTCGGCTTTAACGAACTCTCGGGCTACGGTTTGAGGAATACCAATTTTCTTGGCAAACGAAGGACTGTGTGCTGCTGCCCGCATAGTACGAGCTTGTTTTGGGGTACTAGATGGCATTGTGACCACCTCTGTGCGGATTAGCAAGCGAATCAATCTTTCGCTCGATACGATCAAATCGATCTAGCAATTGTTGTACGTCCGCACGAAATTCTGAGCGGGTAATGTGATCCCGAGCAACTTCTTCCCGGGTTTTGTTCAACAGGATGCTGATCCTGTTTAACTCGGCAAACT